GCTCGTCAATGACAAAGAAGACGGCATGGCTACAGTAAATATCTTGTTTGCTGTTCCAGTGTCCAGAGTTAAAGGATTACTGGTACGATCGGCAAAGACACGATTATCTAGGTTTCTGATGTCACTCGAAGTTGTAGGCTTTGAAGCTGAAGAACCATAGAATATGATGTTTATGAAATCGACCGCCACGCTTGACGAATTAGTCGTTTGATAGCCATCAGTCACCTGTATACGATAAGCTATGTTATCTGAGGACTTAAGCGATACATCGTTATGGATCGTAGAGGGTATAATGACGCTAGGGGGATTTCCTGAAATGACAACTGAAGACAATCCTGGTACATTTATCCAAGAGCCTGCTCCATTGATCTGGTATTGAACAGAATAATGTGTCATGGTCACTAGCGGACTGTTCTTTGTTATTGTGCCTCCGATGACAGTAGAAACATTTCCTTTTTCGCGCTTTGTGTTGGTCTCTGGCGAAGTTATAGAAGACGCCGCTATTGACAACGAGAAAGACGGTGAGACATAGACCGATGGTGTTATGTTAAACGTGGCAATGCTTGATGCACCTTGTGAATCCGTCGCCCTGTATCTGTAATTAAATGGTTGCGCATTATAGCTAGAATCCGAATAGCCGTGAGTGTAAGTGGTTAAACCGGTATTTGTTGACAACGAAGTCCACCCACCCGAGTTATTTCTACGCCAATCCAGCGCGACCGAGGAAATTGAAGCTCCTAGGCTGTTTATTACGTAACTAAAGTTCAAAATGTTGCTAATTGTAGTTTGGTTAAATTGTATTGTTGTTGCCGAACTCAAAGAAACTGTTGGATTTATTGGTTCAGCTATGGCCATTAGTATAACTTCCGCAGGAGTTTTACCTTTTGCTGGTATTACGTCGCCACTGGCATATCTACCGAAAGTTTTACCACCAGACAAAGATACTGTCAAGTTGTCTGGGAAAACATAAGAAGATATTGTGACTTGGCCATTGGATCCCGTAGCTATTGATATGCTTCCTGTTTGTGAACATGTACTACTAGAAGAAGCTATTAGATAGGATTTTCCGTCAGTTAGACGGGTCAAAGACCCAGAAAATCCAGTTGAAGCTTTTATGACGATGCCAGAAAGAGTGTCCGTCGTTTTGTCGTAAGTCAGTTGCGCATCGCCACCAAAAGAGTCATTGTCATTAAATTGAATTTGCGAGTTTGTGCCACCAGGCGTGCCAGAGGCGGCCGAAATGGCTGTGGGCACCCATTGATTTGCTGCAAAATTCCAAGCATAAACGTCACCATCATTAGGAGCAACCGAAGAAACAGTTCTGCTTCGGATGCGCGCCACCGTCGAAGAATTGGAATCACCAATAACATCTCCGACCATCGTGACAGCCGGAGGAGGGATATATCCTGTGCCAAAAGGAGCTCCATTGGAATTTTTGACGATGATCGTTACAACTTCATCCGACGTGAAATTTTCGTAATCGTTGAAATGTATCGTATGATCGTCGACCATATAAAAATCGGATGCTAAATTTTCACTATGATAACGATGTTGTAGAACGCCGTTGACATATATGTCTATGTCTCGTTCGTCATCCCACCCAGGCCTCATGGTACCAACGGAGGTGATGTCTAGGTTGCCATTGATGTCTATGTTTCCTGCAAGTAGATATCCTTTACGATAGTACGCGTAACCTTCCGACTTGGCCTCTAATACTGCACCTACTAAAGAGCTATTTCCAAAAACAGCTGGGTAATTTGTAACATCAGCAGGTGTGGCCAAAGAATATGTTCCACCATTGGCTGATAACAAAAGATTATCCGTAGCTGATAGTGAAAGTTCGGTATTGCTATGCAACGAATTGATGATCATGTTTTGATCAACTGAAATCGTGACGCCACCTTTTGTGCCGGTAACGATGTTTATATTTTCTCCAGCGATTAGATAAGAAGTGCCGTCAGGGAGTTGCGTCAACGACCCTGTCATGCCTGTCTTGAATATTCCGTTGCCATCGACGTCGATAGAACCCGTTAGTTCCAGAGTGTTGCAATCGAATTTAAAATCGCCCGTCATTTCGCCGCCCTCGACGCGCAGCGAACCACTGATAACAACATCGCCACCAAAGACTGAGACGTGGCGGTCCATGGCATCATGCCCGTCTATTGAGCCCGAAACGTAAAAATAAACATCTTCGCCAATGTCGGCAAAGGGTGATTTCATTATTAAATCGGGAGGTGCGTTGACAACTGCGGTTTGAGAGACGCTATATAGCGTTTTATCTCCTGCCTCCCTGAAGTGTTTTTTTGACATTGGTTTCTCGCGCTCTATAGGTTAATCAAGGTCAGGGCTTGTATCCCAATATTTCTGACATTTCTATAGTGACTGTTCCCCTTATCGGGTTGGCGAAAGTGTTCGGTGGAATTGTGCCGGCGTCATTGGCTGTTATTTTGAAAGTCAAAGAATCGAAAGGTCCCGTCGAATCAACATCAACATCAAAATCGTAAACGGCGGTATTGGGCATGCTTAAAGTATCGTTGATTGCTACTCGATATGCGGTGCCGGCTTCGACGTATATGAGGGATTCTCTAATTAGTGCCGCTTGATATGGAGATGCCGCTGTTTCGGATATTATTGCTGATGCTTTAACATAATAGGCTTTGCCGTCTTCAAGATACAAATATCTTGATAAATTATTTGTGTCATCATACCCCATGAAATAAGTTTCAGAATTTCCTGCCAATCCCTCTGCCGTCCAAACGTGCCGAGCATATTGTGAAAATCCTTGTCCATAAAAATTAGAAGAATAATCCGGGCCTACCCCGGAGGCACCATGAGAAAATTGTCCAAATCTTTGTGATAGCGCAAAAAGACCAATGGCTTGTGATGCTATTCCCGTGGCCATTGAATTATATCCTTGGGCCATTGATCCAGAGAAAAACATGCTGCCATCAATAGTAGTGTTCCCTGTCTCAGAATCAACAAAGAACAAATAATCATTGGTGCCGGCATGTTGCAATGCAAAAGAACCAGTCGTGACTCGAAGCGATCCGCTGATTTCCATAAGATCGCCATAGAAACCGTCGCTGGTAGTCATGTTGACGGTGCCGCTTATTGTTACGTCTCCTGTAAAAAGAGAAATACCCCTGTCGATAGATTGACCATAGTGTCTAGATCCTGAAACGTAGAGGAACACGTCGTCTGCAATTTCCGAAGAAAATCCTTCGTTGCCTATGGCAACCGGATCCGATGTTTTCATCTGGCCACCGGAACCTGAAACTATCCAGTCATTGCCTCTGTCGAATAGCACCCAAGTTATGTCGTTGCCTAATATGACGTGTTTGGTCGATACTATCCACTTACTTCCGCCATTCACTACGCCGTCTTCGACATAGGTAACGGCACCGCAGGTCAAAGTATCTCCTGGGATGGCATCTTCTGATCTGTCCCAAGTTCCACCGCCGACATTGACGATATAGATTCCATTTTCCGAGGCGGTGAGTTGGTCTTTTAATAGAATTCTATCACCGTCGTCGAGCATGGTACCGTCTATGGCCTGGAGTGGATCTCCGGGTGGCAAGCTGATGTTTCCTGTCGACGCAAACCTTACTGATTCTTTCCAATCTAGGTTAAACATGGCTACGTTGCTTTCTGCCGCTCCGAGCGAGACGGGGTCTGGAAGTCTTTGGACGAAACCATAAACCCTTCGGGCTCGTTGCCTGTCGTTGATAATCTTTTTGACGACCATAATCTATAGTTCTCTGTGTGCATCGACCTCGGCACGGACCTCAGACTTAATTATCATCCCATTCTTGAATTTGTTTGTAAAGGCAGCCATATTTAAAGTATGAAAAATCTAGAGCTTTGTGCCCTTAAAATTGCTATTCGCTGTTTGATAAAGGAAATGGTCTATGGTTGGCCCGTCGAGACCGTTATAGATTCTACAACAAAAAATAAGAATGATAATGAATTTGGGGATAGGCGAGATCCCAAGAATCCAAATCTCAGGTTACCAAAGGGCCTAAACACAAGAGATAAAATAAATTTGTAATGTGGGCATCTGTGGCATATAATTAGGACCGCCTGCTTTGGTTCAGGCATAAAAATGGAGAAATTCAAAATGAAGAGTGTAATTTTTTGTTGCGTAGCTATGTTGGCTGGTTGTGTTGGTTCTAGTGCTCCTGCGGTCGACGCTGATGCGGCGGCGCCTTCGGCTTCTGCTAGCGCGTCGGTTGCTCCAGCTGTTGCCAGTGCTTCTGCAGCTTCCACAGTGGCCGCTGTTGTTCCAGTCGTCACGAGCGCAACGGTCGTTCCAGCGGCCAATGGCGCTGCTGTCACCGAGAAGGCGACGACCACCACCACGACTGTTACTTCGAAGTCGACCGACAAGAAGTGATATAAAATACATAAAGAAAGAAATTATGGCGGCCATGAGCCGCCATAATTCATTTTACGGTAGAAAGATGGAAGACAAGAAACCTTTGATAGACAGGTTCACTAAAGAAAATGGACACGAATTTTTGTCTAACTTCCACCCGTCTACCGTTAGATTCGAAGGTGCTCTATATCCGACTCTCGAACACGCCTATCAGGCGGCCAAGACCATCGACATTAATATACGAGAGACGATAAGAAAAGCCAAGAGCCCGTTCGAGGCCAAAAAGCTGGGTCAAGCTATTCCTGTTAGAGAAGATTGGCTAGAAGTTAGGTTGGAAATAATGAGAGCTCTAGTAAGAGAAAAGTTCGAAAATCCTTTTCTTAGACCGTTGTTGTTGGGCACGGGAGAAGCCGAACTGGTACTTAACAACAAGTGGAATGACACTTTCTGGGGAGTTTGTCGAGGCATTGGTGAGAACTGGTTGGGTAGGATATTAGTCGAGGAGAGAGACAGAATTCGTAAAGAAGATATACACAATAGTAGTGTTGTATAGATTTTCTATATCATGTCCAATGATATCAAACAGGTAATAGTCGTCCGACGAGACCTTAACATGCGGAAGAGTGAGATGTTTTCGCATGCCGCTCATGCTTCTATGAAGTTTATTGTGGACAACAACGATTCTGAACGCGGGGATGAGATATCCGTCAAGCTGTCTGGTGAAGAAGCCAAATGGATCAATAGTGGATTTCGAACCATTATGGTCGGAATTGACTCTGAAGACGCTTTAAACGATCTTATATTTAAAGCCAGATTATCCAGCGTCGAGGTTTATCCAATCATCGACAAGGGTGCTCCAGATGAAAATGGGGAAACAACAGAGACCGTAGTCTGTGCGGCTTTTGGTCCCGACGTCGTGGAGGAAGTCGACCAGATAACAGGTCACCTTAAGTTGTTGTAGTTTATCATTTTTTTTGTTGATGTAGATTGGCGATTATAGACATGAAGAAGATGAGGATAACAGTCAACAAGGGCTCTTCTGGGAAGAAATTCAAGATATTCAATAGCCCGGAATCCCTCTACGTCTGGTTAAACGACCCGGACCTGCAGGCCGAAAAAAAGATGGATCCTTCGTTGGGAACCGAAGTGTACCTGAAGAAAGGTGAGACGATGGAAGTGGAGTGGAGAGGCTGTGAATTTATCTATGAAGATTCTTTTGAGGCCAGGATAGACTACATCAGACTGGGTAAGGTTGTGAAGGTCACTCCTTATCTAAAGAAGGACTTGGTGGGCATACAAGAAGGGTGGATTGTCGAAGACATAATGACTTTTAAATCGGGGGCTGACGAAGACACAAAGACCACAATGCTGACAAAGAGGTCCAAACATAAATTTGATTTAGACGTATTGTTTGCGGCGATGGATGAAGAAGAAGAAATACAATCTTTTCGAGAGAAAAAACCAAGGACTTTAAATTAATCGACAGGTCTTACCGTTATCTTGACGTCAGGATGTAGATCTTTGAGACGTCTGACGGCTGCTATATTTTTAGGACTGTCATCAAAAAATTCAACTAGTTTGACTTTATCCAATCGTATCCTAGAAGATATCCAATTTGCTTTAGCTTGTGGATCAGCGTTGCCGAGGGCAACTACTTCGTAAGTCGGTAAACCGGCGTCGCTCAAGAATTGTTTGACTGGTTCTTCAGCGCTGCGAGCCGTCAAGATGACGACCTGGCTACCTTTGTCTGCGAGATTTCGAAGTATTTTTCCGGTCCAAGGTATCATTCGTGGATTAATGAGTTTTTCGAAGTCGGAGAAATCGAATTGGTCTCCAGGTTGAGTCTCGTAGACAGCAAATTCGCCGGGTGTCAATGTCGCTGTCTGGCCTATTGAAGGATTACTGACATATATCTTGGAATCTGTCTTGACCAGAGTATCGTCGAAGTCAAAGATTCTAAGTTTTTGTTCTCGACTTAACCTTTCCTCTTTGATGACTTGCAGGACGTATTCTCTGAGGAGGTACAGATTAAACATGATATAACTATAACTCAGTGCCAATAAGAAATATTGACAATTTTTTTATTGCTATCATATGCTGTTCCAGCCAATGTCAATACATGTCCACCTGCCGGAGCTGTAGCGCTGGTTATGGCACCTGTTCCTGTATTGAGAACTGTCGCTGTGATTGCGTGTGTTGGACTAACAGGCAAGGACACAGTCGCCAGACCCCTAGAACCAAAGTTAGTTGCTAGTTGTATTTCTATTTTAACAATATAATAATTTCCAATAGAAACATAATTTCCTGTCGCCGTTGGGGTCGCAGGATTAATGCCATCTGATGTAAACGAGGAAATATTTACCGTGTATGAAGATATAGAGGTTCCTAATCCTTGTGGACCTGTGAGACCTTGATAGCCTTGATAGCCTTGATGGCCTTGGATTCCTGCAACTCCTTGGCGACCTTGGGCCCCCATGGAACCGACCGGACCCGTTGACCCTTGTGGTCCTCCCAATGGCCCTGTGGAACCTTGATATCCTTGGTATCCTTGCAATCCAACAATTCCTTGATTGCCTTGTGGACCAGTAATACCCACGGATCCTTGATTGCCCTGTGGTCCTCCTAAATTTTTGATATATGTCATATAATGCTCCACTCGGATCCTGTGTAAATTAACTCTATGGAGTTGTAATTTGCATTTAACAAAAAAGTGGCTGAACCATCTATCGTTTTCCCATTTCCGGAAATGATGACGTTATTTGTTCCTGCATTTCCGCCGATGTCTTTAATAATAATTGATTTTCCAATGCTCGGATTTGAATCTAAAGACAAGGTAAATCCACCACCAATCGAATTAACAGCAGCAACTTCAGTTAATGCAGATGTTGTCCCTGTTGTCGTATAAGAAGCCACTGCATAAAGATTGTTTATACTTGATTCGCTAGTTGAATTTATTGTCCAGCTGTTTCCTTGCCAGGACAAAATTAAAGAGCCATAATTATAAAAAATATTTTTTGTTAAAGATCCATCAATTAATTGTGATTGTGAACCGCTATTGACAACAATATTTGTAGTACCAGCATTTCCCGAGTAGTCTTTAATGAACAATATTTGACCTTGTCTAGGCGAATCAGGAAGAGTTATCGAAACAGCGCCTGTGCCTGTTGGACTTATATTGACGAATGTTACATCATTTGATAAATTATAATTTTGTCCGGCCGTCAAAGAAATATTAATTAAGCTTAAGCTGATCCGACCGGTTACTTGAAGTTCTGCAGGATTATTGGACAAACCTATTTGCAATCCAGAACTTGTAGCTAATTTTTGAATTGTATTTGTGTCTATATTTTTTAAATAAACGAAAAAAGATTCAAGGGCTTTGCCTAGGGTGGTGGGATCACTTTGTATGGGCATGAATTAAATTATATGGTTATATTTCCAAAAGAATCTGGTTTCATGGTCAATACTGCGGTATTTGCATTGACAGAAGGAGGCAGCGGCCCTCTATTTTTAGATTCTCCATCAAAATAAGGCAAAGAAGATGTGACAAATTGACTAAGATTGGAAGAATCTGTATTTATTGAATCATTTTTTACATAAGAGAGTTTTCCATTTAATAAAGTCTGTTTAACAAACCTCACTTCAACTGGATGTTCTTGGATTGTATTTATTTTATTAGACAAAGAGTTTGATATAGGAATTGGCGTGCCCTCAAATTCGTTAAATTTGACACCTGGCGCATTCAAATAGTCGACTGTGACTGCGGTGTATTGTCGTTGTTCTAGCATGTCTCTGAATTGGCCAAATCTATCTCTTCTAAAGAGAACGCTACTATACACAGGAAAACCACTAAAAAGACCGTATTTCCATCCTCTGATGATTGGACCAACAGCAGTAAGCTGACCCGAATAATACAATCTTCTATTTAGTTTATTTTTGGATTTATCTCCAATTCCAAAAATAATCTTTATTATATCTTCCTCCGATGGCCCATAGACATATGCATCAGATAAACTTCTTTGCCATTTTCGACTCTCTCCTGCATGATTTGTATCGATATAGTCAAAAATAATTAAATTGCTTGAATTTTTAGGATCACATTTTACATAATCTGTGTCATCAAGTGTTGATATTGTTGCTATAAAAGATTTTTTAAATTGAGATCTTTGAACCATTGAAAATTTAGGTTCAAAAGGGAATGTCATGTTTAAATTGGCGGCATATTGAAAACCAGTCCAGTCATCAAAATAAATTGCCAGCAGGGGCATTCTAGGATTATTAGCGGGATTTGCTTCCCATATAATTTCTCCGCCAACGGCTTTCACGAGATTATTTAACGAAGGCAACAAAGTATCATAAAAACGCTCAGATTCTGAAAAAATTCTCAAATTTCTTATTGTTCCAGCTCTTTCTCTCCAGGTTTGCGAGGCATAACTGTCTGCACTAGTGTCATTTTTGTGCGATGGAAATACTTTCTGTTTAACGCCAGTTTTGCTAAAAGCTAGACCTCTTTCTCCATAACTTGTTTTATAAGAATTATTAATTTTTGTTATTGTGAATAAAGAACCAGTGACATAATTGTCGACAATCGAACCTGACAATAATTTAGAATAAGATACATCGAATTGATCCACTACTGGGTAGTCGCCAATCGTGGAAAAGATGCATTCTGTATTTATGAATTTATTCATGGATTATATTCGATGCCTCCGCGTATATAGCTTCCATAAATAGTTACATTAATTTCGCCTGTAGCCAAACTAAAGTCATGACGAGCATCTTCCCATGGTTGATAATTTCCATAGACTTCCCCAGTAAATATATTTCCAGCAATATACTCGCTTTGAAAAATAGTTGGCCGAGTTTTAGACACAGATAAAGTAATTTTGTCTCCTGGCATAATAAGATAGGGTGAAGGCTTGGAAGTAAAATTTGTTAATAGATTATAAATCATGCCGCTAAAATTAGGAGAATCTATGATGTCCTTATAAGAAGGATCTAAGGAGCTACTAGGCGATAAATATAATGGATTTTTTACAACATTTGTTGATGGCACCACAAAGGAAGAACCTACGCTAGAATTTCCATTAAATTCCAAATTTGAAGAACCTCGTGATAATGGGCTCAATTGTTGCAAATAAAACCACGGGTGCCTTGCATTATAATTTTCTATTTGTATTTCGTCATCATAGTCGGGATTGTCGGTCGGCAAATAACCATCGCCAACCTGATTTCCTTGAATAAAGGTTGATTTGTCAAATAAATTTAATTTTTCAGTTGTCAATACATCAATGAATCTTTTTCTATTGCTGTTAATATGATCTATGGATTGTAAGCTAGGAGACCTGTCTTCTCTTGCTATCATAACTCCGCTAGAAACAGATGCTTCCATTTCCAGTCTTATGCTACCGCTATAACAAGATAAATCTGGCGGTCTGATTGAGCTACTGATGACTGTTGTTGGATTGGAAAAAGACCTAAATCCGGATGGCGAAAGATCGTACCATTTTTTAGGATATCTTAGGATGGGTTGAGAAATATCATCAAATTCATGTGTAATGGTGCCGGATGCTATTAAGTCAACATACGAAGCATCTTTAGAAATTTTTCTAGCACACATAATGGAAAATGTTACACCGGGTCCACCAAAATCAAGAGGTCCGGCTTGTTCGCCTGTCAAAAGCTTATTCAAAGAATGCGCATAAGGCCTATAGAATCTGGTTAAATCTTGAAACCAATTATTTCCAATTTCAACTGGTAGTTCTACGATTATTTTTTCTATTAAAAAAGGATAGTCTGTGGGAAAAGATATCATTTGGGAGGAAGATGGATAATAGTGTTGATTGTCTGTTATGCTATTTGCATAACCAATCGTTGTTTTTTCTTGCAAATTAGAAAATATATTGCCAATATCATCTTTGCTATTGCCGGCTATAACCTGACCTATTTCACCTGAGATAAATCCAACCTTTGATAAAGATCCGGCCGGATATCCTATTTTTCCGGATCCCGAGACTATTTTTCTTCCTACGGCATCAAATCCTCGAGAGGTCTCTGTTATTTCGTATAATCTAACCCCAGGATATTTCATGTCACTTCTCCAATTCTGCGGATCTGCGACGTCTTGAGGTGCCACCATTGCCCAGGTTTTTTTAATAGAATCATAATAGTACATGGCTGATTGCGATTCTGGCATGTCTATTTTTTTTGTGACTGGCAAGGAAAAATTAAATTGCGTTTTGGACTTGAGTGGCGATGTAAATCCCGGTATGGCTGATCCTGTAGCATAAAAATCAGAATTGGAATTTATGGGCTGATAATCACGTTCAAATTCATTGAAAGATCGATCTACAGATAAATATAATTTTTCTTTTGCATCCAAAGCCAATAAAAACCCATCTATCGTAGCATTGGTGAAGCTACTTGATGTTACTTGTATGCTGCCGCTAGTAAACAATTGTTGTCTTAAGGATATATCAACATCTCCTGAATCTCCATTTAATCTTGATGGTAATGTTGATGGCATGTGCGCACGACCACCATTTCCTGGTTTTTGAAAATTAAATGCTTTTCTATCATCAAAAAGACCAGGTTGTCTAACTATTTCCCGGGTCGATGATATGTCTCCTATCACCTTACGAGTAAGAAATTTGGCAGAATTTACGGGAGGAGAGAAAGTTATAACGGCACCATTTTTTGGCCAATATATTTCGTTTAATTGATGAGTGTAAGGTTTATTTGCTAGAAAATTTGGACCATGTGGAGACGGTATGGCCTCTGAAAATCCAGAATCGTAGGTTGTGGCTCCTAGTTCTAATATTTTTCTTTTATCTCTTTTATAGCTCAAAAGAGTGGAAAAATCTCTAAATTTATTTGTGCCTATGTTTGCACCGGACCAAAATATTCCGCACGTGGCTGTGGAATTAATAAAATTTTGTGGATAATTTGAGGGCACAAAAGTATCAATTAATGGCCAATATCTGTATTCTATTCGACCACTTTCATATAGAGCTATTTCAAACTTTAATTTATTTTTAAATCCTTCTTGTGAAACTGTCCACCTGACCAACAAGCAATTTCCTTTTTTGTCGTCATAGACATTTGTATACCTGAGTCCATGGTCGACATTATCAAAAGGGTAATTTCCAGGATCGGCTCCCATTCGTACTGCCTGATATTTTTCAGGAGTATTCAAAGTCCAATCATATAAGTTTCCATTTTTAAATGATTCAAATCCATCATAAATTGGATAGCTTGAATCAAACCAAGGTGCCAAAAGTATATGATCATAATTCAAAAATTGATCTAAAATTGTATCATTTGCTGTTAGATCAGGCGTATCGTATACAAATCCAGGGAGAGCTGGTGGCATAGTTATATGCCCCTTGGTCAACTCGAGTATATCTTGCGCTGCAGTTTCATTTATGGAATTGATGTCATGAAGTATGATCCATCCATTCAAGGAAGCAGTAAAATTTTTATATTTTTTACCATTTATTTTTATATCAAAACCTATTGGTATTTTTTTGCTTTCAGTATAAGTCAAAGTTATAAAATCTGGGCCACCGCTAACCAAATAATTAGTCCCTTGAAAATTAGAATCCGGTATGGATTTAGGATAGATTCCGTTCAAATTACGGATAGAAGCTACGTAATTATCTAGGTTTTTTTCAGGTTGATATTTTTTTAATTTTCTTGAAGATGATAGCATCAGTAAGTTAGGCCCCCGAAAGCAATGGAGTCAGTGCCATAAGCCGTATTATACACAAAACCTGCAACGCCTGATTTTTTTCCTGGTGGTATATATGCTCCTGTGGTTCCTGTCATCACAGTAAAAACATCTACCATGTCTTGTCCGTGTGTTGTAGCTGTTATGCCAATTGCATTTAGGTATACGATGGTATCGTCACAAGAATCGACGTAATTGAAATTTTCATTTACATAACCGGTCTGTAATGGAACTTTTGTTGAACCAGGGGTTAAAGTTTCGAAAGCATCAAGATAATAACTTCTATTAATTTTATTTTTATAATAGTCAATAGTTAAAATTTGATCTCCGCTGGCGAAGCGGGGGTCCAAATTTCCTCCCATCATGCTTCCACGAACTCCATGAGATTCAAATGGAAATTCTATGGAAAAGAAGGAAATGACAGGTCTGATTGTCAAAGGCTCGATGATGCCATTTAAGACATAATTTTCTTGCTGATTTGAATCGCTAGTTATGATTGGAAAAGTTATTACTTTTTTTAATTTTTTTCCGGGCTCTTGTGCTTTCAAATAATCTATTGGATTAAAATATTCTATTTCTATATAAGAATTTTGAGAAATTATATCCAAATTATTGATACCAAAACTCAAGGGTTTTATAATGTGTCCAGGCGTGCCCGCGTAAATTTTTACAAGACCATTTATATATTTTTCTTGGGTAATTTCAACGCCTTGTCTAAAGGCATCTATGGCAGAGGTGGAAATGCTAGAAGAATTAATAATTAAGGACGTTTTTACAATTTGTGGACCTTCATCAAAAACATGTAGATTACCAATCTCATATTGTTGTATAGAAGAATAAAAATTATTTTTGTTAAAGCTCATAAAATTATTACATCAAAATTTGTGTATGCTTCCTACAACTTGTTGAACCAATAACACATCCCTTATTCTGCTTCTATTGGAATCTCCTAAATATATTTCACTGGATTGATATTCTATTTTGTGCCTTTCCAGCATGTGTGATTCTATAATAAAATTAGTGCCTTTGAATTTTGTTTTTCTTGGCACAAGCTGTTCAATAAAAGTACTGATGGACAAATCGAACCATTCATAAAATTCAAAAAATCCTCTAAAATTTAATTTTTCTTTTATTCTGTTAAAATAGACTTCCCTTAATTTTTCTAAATTCGGATAATCGTAAGAATATAGAAGTTCCGGGTTGCCTATAGCTGTTGACATGGCGTTCAAATTAGAAAACATGCAAATAATGTCTTTGTTTAGAGAGTCTATTAAAGAAAATTCGATGGATAATCGAGGATCATCTAGTGGTATTTCAGTTGGCGGAATTTCATAAACGGGTGCTAATGAAGCCCATGGAGAATCTTTGATATAGTCTTCATTTTGAAAGCTCCTAATTCTTATTTTTTCACTTGAAGAATACTCATCAAAATACGGAGAAATATAAGTATAATCTATCAAGTCTCCTCCAATGACTCTATTGGAAGCATTAAATCCGCGGCCATTTAAATGGAAATTATTTTCGCTAAAATCTAAAAATAATATATCTCCATTTTCATCAGCAAATTTTTGATTTTGTGTTTTAAAAGAATCGAGTCTTAATCTTTCAAAAGACCCTTCTTTGCTGGTGACATAATTGTAATTTGTCAATGGGTCTTCTACACCAAAGGATTTATAATTTCTAACATGTTCTTTCCATTCATCTTCTGTTAGTCCTTTTGACCAAAATCTAATGTTGTTTACACTTCCATTAAATTTAGTTGTTCTACCTTCATCTCCCACCTCCAAAGAATCATTTAGATACAAATAACCAAATATTCCTTGTGGTATATCTAGATTTCCTATTGACAATCTAGAACCAGAAGCATTATTTAAAGAGTCTAAGGTTTTAAAAGCATTTTTTTCGCTAGATGGTGTTTCATTAAAATAAGAAGACGTCATGTAAATTTTGTTTATTTCACCAGCATTATGAGTTGCAGCTCTTAGAAAATAAGAGGAAGATATTTCACTATTGATCGAGTCATTTCTATAACAACCGACAGAAACACTCCATCTTTCTCCATTCAAAATATTGGCCTTAGGTAAATTTAATTTAAGAATTGGTGAATTTGAAGCCATGCCAGGCCTTATATAAGCATATAAAGAACCAGAGTTGAATAAATTTAAAATAACACCTGGGTTAGCTGTGGGTGACGAACCAGTTACTTCTAATCTGGCCAAAGAATGTGATTCTCCTTGTACGGATGGAATATATCGATAAGATCCTTCAAGTGTCCAGGAGCCTGAAGTTAACAATCCATCATTCGGATTGTTAGAAATACCAGAAATAAAATTTCCTGCAGGATAAGGATATCCAGGCTCTGTTCTGGAGGCTGATAAAAATGGAGTAGAAGCTAAAGAAAAATTATTGAATTTTACGATACCTATTGGTTCTGTTCTACTTTCTCTATTTATATTAAGATGTCTAACAGAAGGACCTCCAAATTCTCTAATTCTCATGCTGTTATCTGGATCTATGCCAGCAGATTTTAAAAATGATCTTATGCTATGCTGTGTGCCTTTTGACATCACGATATCAGGCATATTAATTAAAATTCTTCTCAACAGCTGTCCTTGAATTTCTTTCAAGGCATAATCGCCTATACTAATGCCATTGACATCTTCTCCATCGACATATTGTTTGACATTTGAACTATTAAAAAATGGAGGCAGATAGAAGCCATAGCTTCTTATCAAATCAAATAAAAAATTAGTAGGAATAGTTTCATTATTATAATAATCCACATGTTTAAGATTTTTAAAGGCATCGACAAACATTTTGATTTCATCAAAAAATTTGGCCCAAATATAGAGAAATGTTAGCATTACCTGTGTGGATCCTAATTCTCCCTGTCCTGGAATTCCTGTTCCTCCGTAAGCATTTCCGATGGATCCTTCTATTTTGTTATTAGAAAATCCTTCTTCTAGTGCTCCTTCTCTAAAGTAATGTCTGGGTATTAGTTTGGTAATGGTATTGGGGTTGTTCTGATCATAGATGCTAGCTGAAGATAATAATTCTTCATTGAGACTAATGACCTGAGGATTATATGGGAAAAGTATTTTTTTAAAATCTGACTTTTCATGTATCATTGGATTTAAAGCATCTTTTTCAGAAGAAAGTCTTAAAGAAGTATCAAAATTATAGATCAAGGAATGAAGCGAATTGCCAGAACTGTCCAAGACTATGGAATTTACTTGATCAAGCGGAGAAGAAGACAAAGCTGTAGGAGGTTCATTGAACCTAAAATATAATTTTAGGGTATCCGGCGATGCATATAAGCCTTTCGATGCGTATATTTGTTGTTGCAATGTAGACCTGAATGAATGAAATATTCTAAATTCATCCAATGTTCCACTTAGTGTTTGTGTTGGTAAAACAAATAAATTATCGATATAAAAAGAAGATCCGGATCCTATCGTTAGACTAGAATTGTCAGTAAATTCTCCAAAATTTTTTGTCTTTTTACTTTGTGATATTAATTTTTCATTAACAAAAAAATATAAATAATTGTCTGATAATTCCCTGCTCAAAGACACACAAATATGGCTGAAATTACCCTTTTTTAATGGTGCACTAACAAAATTAGCAACCGAGCCTGAGATAAAACTAAAGGTACAAATGACAGAATCAGTGACAGAAGGTTCGATATGCAAAGTAAATCCTTGCAATAGATCAGGGGACATTTTTTGTAGTATTACTTGTCTATCATTAATTTGATTGGGCAAAAATACATGTGCTTCTATCGTAAAAGACTTATTTTTAGGTGGATTTAAAATAGAATTTCCACTTTTGTTTTTAGATAAATCTGGATATAACCAACCGGCTTTGTCTTTAACTTCTATCCAGGTGCCCAATTTTTCGTTATATCCATTGAGTGGATCTTCATTTACTTGAGTTCCAGAAAAATGTAATTGTCCTCCAAAGATTGGAAATCTATCAAATACCCATTTTTCAAAACCGCTAATTCCATCAAAAAATTTTTCTATTTCTTTTTTTGTGCCATCAAAAGGATATCCATTGATAATCTGATCAAATGCCACATTGGTTTTTACTTCAGCTGAGGAAAAAAAGGTGTGGTTAGAAAAATTTTTCCAATCAACATTTAATTGTTGAGTATTTTTTAATGGATAGTCTATCGGTTCATATTTGAAAGAAGCTGTGCTGGATAAATTTGTAGGATCGCTGCCATTTATGTCTTGAAAAGTTAATTGTTGTGGTCTCGAGTCAGACAGCGAGGCCTTTAAAAAAGATGGAATATAAGGGGAATTATTTTTTGTGGCCATGATTACTATTTCTTTATATTAAACACAGAAGAAGCATTCAAATATTTTTGTTGCATTCCATCGACATTTAACATTATGTCTATAACATAAGTCCTCAAAGGCATCAACGCTGATGTGTTGAAATTAAAATACATTCCATCTGAATCGCTAGACAATTTAGTAGAACCAAATTCAATATCAAACGGTATAGCATATTCATTAGTGGAAGCATCTCTAATTGCATAATGAGAACCCCTAAGTACCGCTCCAGGCAATAAAAATGGCATTTTTTTTGCAATTATAATTGGATCATTGTTGTCAAAAATATTGACCTTCACAGTTACATCTTCATTATTGCTATATTCAGAACTTGTCGCTATTGCAGAAACAATGTATCTTCTAGAATTCAATCTTTTGGAAATTCTTTGCGGAGATTTTGCTGAGATGGTGCTACCAGTGACATAGGACAAAGTCCCATCTAATGAGCCCCAGATTGGAGTGAATTTGACGCTACCGGATTGAGATAAATTAATTTTTATATTAGCATCAGATGAGGAAATAAAAACAGGAGAATAATAAATTCCAGAAATTAAATTATTTCCAAATCCATACTGAGAGCCTGTAAAATATAAAGAATAACTGCCAATTCCTGAGACTTCTGTTTTTAATTCCAATAACAAACAATTAGAACCAGTGATGAAAAGACCAGCCGAGTTAATATTTTCTAATTGTCCATAAACATAATTATATAAAAATAAATTGGCATTCGAGTCAACATATAGATTGGAAGTATCATCAAAAATAGAATCATCAAATCTAACAAGCAAACTAGGGTGTTTGCTTTCGTCATAAGACTGTAGACTACCAAATCTTTTTACAAAATAAGTGTGATTATCATTTTCTATAGAGTCACTGTATGAAATTCTAAATCCAGAATCCGGCAACTCGTTTTTTAAGGTTGCCGATATTATGCTGGTGACGTCGACCAACAAGTCTTCTTCGCCTGTTTTGAAAAATTGTGAAGCCTTGGTATCAAGAATTGTAATGGAACTCGTGATGTAATCTCCGGAACTTGAAGAAAAACATGCTAATGAACATCCTTCACCAAACCAAGTTGTTTCTTTAGAAGAAGATAAAAAATTACATCTGTCCAAATCAGCATAATAGGCAACATCTTTGCCTATTCCTTCATCAAAAGAAGCTGACAATGGAAATATATCTAATGTAAAGTTATTGGGTGTTGGTTGTCCGCCATAAATGTCTTTTAGACTCAAGTGACATTTAAAGCTATTGGAAGATATGTCTATTTTGTTGGTGGAAAATAAATTTCTTAAAGGTTCTAAATTAAAATGTAATAAAATTCTAGATAATTCAGTTTGTGGTATTTTTATAGACCCACTTGTCAATTGAGTTATGCCATATAATTTAAATAAATCTAGTGAACCAGCCAAACCTGTATTTCCATTTTTGGCCTGAATGTTATCTACAAATTTATTTGTAATATAGGCGTCTTTGTCGACTTTTAGTTTAAGAAACATTAGTTACTCACTACTTTCGCAACTATATCAATTTCTGGGTATCTAATTTCAAATATTCCTCCCGGTGGCGGAAAAATCATCTGTCTTCTTGTGTAATTCTGTATGTCGTGTGTTACTTCGCTGTATTCCTTATTGTTTATATAGCCAGAAACATTGATAAATTGAACATTATCAACGGCTATGACGCCAGTAACCGTAAAAATTGTATTAATTACATTGGAAATGACAATGGGTTGGTCTATATACATCTTTTTTATATTAAATTGATCTTGTAATTTATTTAATATAGTCACAAGCACGGTGCTCCTATTCAAAGCTGGGTCAACAACTACAGTAAATTTTAATTGTAAGTTAACAACCCGGGCATCTAAAATATCGATTGCATCTGATATCATTCTATAAGAATTTAGATATTTTTTTATGTTATTTTTTAGAGTATCTGGCGATGTTACTAATTTTTGAGAAGTATTCCTAGAAATAATAAAAAGTTGCGTAGCCAAGGGGTTATTTGGATTAGAAGCTATAGATGCCCTAAAAACCCTGCCAAAATTAGAAGGCATTGTGTATACTCGAGCCAACAAATCTTCTTTGGTCACTATTCTTTCTTGAGAATTCTTAACACCAGGTATTAAAGCAACTAATTCATCAATCGTTAGTGGATCTTCTCCTCCTGATGCCCTTTCATTGTTGGAAATTTCAATACTATTTTTTACCTTAGAAGATGAAGAATTGCTTGGATTCAACGGAAAAACTACATTTATGTTATTTATTGTTCTGATAGTTCCTGGTGAGACATTGTGAAATAAACCTCCGCCACTACGATATATAACATTTAAATTTGTATCAGAGGCTGCAATTCCTAAAGTATTAGTTGTTAATAATTTTTCTGGATTTACAGGTATTCTGGATATTGTTTTGGAATAGGGAAAGGCTATGGCAAATTCTGAAGGATCAGGTATTATGTCGTCTTCCAGCGTATTGGCATTCCCACCACCAAGCGTAATTGTGGTTTCTCTTGTGCTCAAAGAATTTGATTTTGTAAATCTATAAGGTGCAGGAATGACCCTAAGTCCATCTTTAACTAAGGCGCTATCACTAGAAGAATTTAGAACATTTTTATAAACTACATCGTGAGTCAAAGAACCAACTTCGTAATATGTGTTCCCATAATCATCATAAACTTTGATTATTTCCGTAACATTACTGCTACCCAAAGTAAATCTTCTAAATGGGACAAAACCACCTAATTGAAAAATTTCTTTTATTTCTTGTCCAGAAACACATAAACCGCTCAAGGACAACAAATAAGTCAATACAGCACCATCTGAAGAACGCACTTTGCCGATGCTCATTTGAGCATCAGGATTTAAAATATAATTACCGTCGTCTGTGGGACTTATAGCGAATGACACATCTTCTATTAAAGTAAATTTAACACCAGAATTGGATGAAAAAATGCTTCCTTCTTTTATGACAGGCAATAAATTAACATCTGGTAATACATCATCTGGATTTAATACTGGCACTTCAATATAAATTGTAGTCCTGACAGTTGCCGGAGCGGCTCCGTTAATTGGTATGTTAACGTTTATCAAAGCCCTTTCTATGCTGTCTATTTCTGTCGCCGTATCATAGTTCAATTCACCATATAAATGATCTAAATAAAAAGACATGTTGTCGCCAACATAAGCGGCAAGATCCAAAAACAAACCGCCTACTGACGCATCAGAAAAATCTTGTATTTGATTAGGATAATATTGTCGAGCATAGTCCAATAAAGTGGCTCGCAATGAATCAAAATCCCGCCCCAAATAACGACGTTGTCTAATTTGTGTTAAATTCGTTTTAGGATCTATGGCCATATATTTTTACAATCAAAAATAATTTACAATATATACAAAAATATCTGTATTTTTTTATTTTCTATCTTCAAAGCTTGCACACTGTAAGTAATGGTTACTTTGATAACGCCTGTACTGTTATTTTGGGTTCTATCAACTTCAGAAATAAAATCTATTAAGTTTACGTAAGGCATCCATGTGCCAACAGCGTTCTTTATCCTGACAACAGCTTCATTGTCAAAGGAATCTTGAGAAACGAACTCTGTTGTCAAGGGCCTGAGATTGGCTCCTAAAAAATATTGACCAACTCTTTCACCCCAATTTGTCAACAATAAATTTCTTAAGTTGTCAGCCAATTGATCAGCAAGATCATAATTCATTACAAAAATACCATCAGATCCACCAAGCTGCAAAGGAGTTTTTATACCAATGGGAGTAGGAGAAGATTGGGTCGAAGCAATTTGAACAGCAGCCGCCTGAGCAGAGACCCCAACACTCTTAAAGCTTATTTTTGACATCAGCTTAATCTATATATCAATAAATAAAAATGATGGCCTTAAACCAGCTTTAAATCTGCCTTTTGCCTCCAAAATTCAAAAAAAACATCAACATCAAGCCATCCCAAAATCCTTCGTTTAACCGGAGGCTGTTGTAAATGTTCTCCTTCCGCCTCAAGATTTCCTGTTTTATTATTTTTAGAAATTTTTCTTTTTCTATATGTTACGGCCTGTGGATTCTCCATGGTCGTACCACCTTGTCCCCCGTCGGCAGTAATAAAATCTTTTCCATTTGATAAATTTCCTTCAATCACTATTCCAACGTGGCTGAAATTTTCTTGATCATCGCAAAGTATGTACATGTCACCATAGCTAGGAAGGGGCATTTCATTTTCTGCTAACATTCCATCTGCTTTATAAACATTCGTCATTGGAGATGCCAATGGATCAGCGTGATGGATGGCATCATACCATGCTCCCGAAGACAAACCCAACCATTTTACAAACACAGACACTCCATAGGAATCTTTGCCTCCTAATTGCCCCATTTTTTGTTGGGGTTTTGGCAAAAGAGTCAGATCTTTAGATACTATTTTTTTTGTACTTTGTGAGCCTCCGACAATGACTCTATTAAGTATAAATGGAGGAAGGGTATTGCAAGTTGTGATCCATTTGCCTCCAACTGCGATGCGTCCGCCTTTTTGATCTGCATCATCTTCTTTTTTCTTCGCTGCAGCTGCAACATCTGCAGCTGCAGCTTCAGCTTTAGCTCTTGCTTCAACAGCTGCCAGGGCACTAGGCGATAATGGATCGGGATTGGCCGAAATGCCGGTTGGTGCCACAGTAAGACTATTGACTCCAGCAGCCCTAGCTGCCCTCGAAGCTGCGTTGCGTTTGGCGCGATCGGCTTTTGCTCTCTTTTGATCGTTATAATTACTGGGAAACCAATTGCTGCAAATCTGGCTAAATCCATGATCCTTTGATTTATCTTCGTTCCATCTGGGATAATTTGCCCATCCATCGGGTGGTTGGCCGAGTAAACTTTCTATAACTTCTCTTATTTTTTGACGAATAGCGGAATTTTTTCTACCTCTTACTTCGAGAGAAGGCGGAGGTTCAAGGGGAGGTGCTTCTTCGGCAATGATGACGCCGAGGCCACCATCGATCATGGGTGTTTCTGCCAAAAAAGAAACTATGTCGCCATCACCTATTTGTTGGGCCAAAAAACCCATTGCCTGCCACTTGGATTGATAATCTCCTAATATTTTAAAAGCAGTTTTTTCGAAGGTGGCGTGGTCTTCTGATGGAGGTAATGCAGCCATTACAGGATCCAAGACAAGACTAAGCGGCTTGGGTGGAACCAAGGCACCTGGGATTTTCGCAATAGAGCCCAATAAGCCTAGGGCGACTGTGACGGGGGCAGCCAAAATTTCTGTTTCTTTTTTTAATTGTTCTGTGTATCCGTCTGCCGCTAATTCATCAGCATTATCTGGAAGTGGTGGCAAGGGGCTAGGGGTTGGGACCGGCAAAGCCCCTGGAGAAGGTAGTATGGCTGGATCTTTGCCATCCGATGGTGTGTCTTGGGATGGCGAGGCCTTTGGAGGCGGAAGACCTGGTGGTGGTGGAAGATCTGGGAATAATTTAGGTACAGGCGCCTGCGGGTTGCTTACATCGAGTATTGAATTTAATTCTAATCCATAATTTGTGACCATCAAGCCCGCGGCGGCGGGGGCCGTGGCCGGTTTTTGCATTAAGTCAACTGGATTTACCGTTGGACCGCCGATGGCGAAGGTTATTGCTGCTGCTGCGGCATCAGCTGGAGGTATTTTGGATTTGCCTCCTGCTTTTTTTGCGACGGCTGAGGGGTCATAAAATAAAGGATTTGAAGCTGTTCCATCAACGTCCAATTGTTGGGCCATATTTTGAAGACGACTTCTCCAAATTTTTTCGAAATCTGGGAAGGTTTCTTTGTCTTCCAAATTTAAATTTTCTGCGCCTTGTATTGGTTCTCCATCTTTTCCACCTGCCTCTGAAGGTATTGATGATTTGCCGGTAGCCAAAGCTATTTTTAAATCTTTAATATAGCTTTTCCAAACTACATCTGTTAAATTACCATCACCATCTAATACACCGTTGTTTTTTAATACTCCCATATTATTTAATTAATACTTTGGTTGAAAAAGTTCCCAAATCTGGTTTTTGACCAGGGACAGATGTGCCTACATATCCACCTGCTGTGGTGGCTATTGGCATGGCTGTGACTACACTTCCATCTTGGACTTGGGAAGGTTTGGATGTGCATAGTATGCCTTTATCGGCATCAAAGCCACCTAGTCTTATTACTCCTTGTTGGCTTGGGCTAAATGTTATGTCGCCATTGGATTGGATGGTTATGGATGCCCATTGTCCAATATCGTCATTTTCGTTTTTAATCGGTGGTGTTTCTGCGTCAGGAGTATATTCGGTATATCCCGTGACTATGAGTGATATGTCAGATCTCGCTATAATTCTAATTTTGTCTGATTTTATGGCTATGGCTGCGTCTCCGGATTCGTTATCTCCTTCTATTTCTCCATATGAATCTAGATTAAAATTTTTGTTAACGGCAGTTCTTTGGGATATCAAGATTCTGCTTCTGTCGTCAGTAAAACTTGGATCCCCTTCGAATACTGAAGTTTCAAATTCAGATTTGCCTAATTCTTTTTTTAATTCATATCCAGGCACGAGGAAGCTGGTCGTAGAAGCCGGAATTCCGCCTGTTTCTGAATAAGTGCCTCTTCCGGCAACTATGTCTATGGATCCACAAAATCCTTGACAGTCTGCTTCAGGTAGTTCTGGTATTAATCCTAAATCTGGGTCTATATTTTCATAATCATAGGATGCCCATTCTGCATTTCTGTCGGTACCCAATACTATTAATGTATTATTGCTGCCTTCTAAAGCAACGTCACCGGGTCTTTTTCTAAATCTTGGTATCGACTCGTATTGGGTTATGCGGGCGGCGTCGGTTTGTGTTATTAATCTTTCAAATATATCTTCCTTTTCATTTACTATGACACTAGATTCGGGCACTGTTTTTCTTGTGCCGTCTTTGTTTTCAATGACTTTACCATTTCTTAATTCGTATATTGGTATTGGATCTTCGCCGGCGTCAGACGCTTCTTTTCTTTTTTCCAAACTCGGGAAAAAAGAATTATCAAGTTGTCTGGCATGATGGGTATGATTTACATCGTCTACAAAATTTGGTTCGGTAATTCTACAAAACCAATATCCCATTTCTATGTTCCTGGCATTTGCATTTTCGAACATGGCCCACACCATTTCCCCTGCCTTACAAGGCAAGGCCAAATGGGAAGGAAAAAAAGGAAACAAAAAATATATTTGTTTAATTCTGGAGGCTCCCGTTGTGGTTCTTTGACCAATAACAGTATTTCTTGGCAAAGAGCTAGCAAATCTTATATTGGAAACCTGAAGAATATTTTTCCAATAGGCTATTTTTTCTTCTGTTATTATTTGAGGATCTGATATGACGTCCAGGACTACCATCCTCACAAAGGATGGCAAGGGATCCTGTATCATTTTTTTAATTTTACTGTCTATTTGAGACGTTTTTCCTTCGACTATATTATTGACATGATCTGGTTCATATCCCATTGCTATCTCCCATTTATTTTTTTGAACATCTCTTCGGGATCTATTTCGTCATTTATTTTTTCGGCTTTAGAAACTAATTCGGCCAACCTAATGAGTTGATCGTTAGATTTACTCATTTTTTCAATATAAGAAGATAGCGACCTGCCATGTACGGCATGTTCTGTGCTTTTATCTTCAACTATTTTTACGAGTCTAACAAAAAGTGCATAGGCATTTTGCCTATCATAGACAGCGTTTTCGTAAATCTCTTTCCATAATTTCTTTTTTTTGTCAGATAGACCTTCTATCTGATCTAAAAGACCAGAAAAATCTCTGACCTTTTCTTCGAGACGTATCTCTGATATGCCAACGATTCCTTCTTCTCGCTCTATCACTTAGTCCTCGTTTTTTAAATCTATACGTATCTTTCTATAATGTTTCTTAACCATTTGCATGGTCGTCGTCAATTGTTTTGGACTCAATCCAGATAGTTCTCTCATGTACAATAATATGGCGTTCTTGTTAAGAAGGTCTATTTCATCTATATTTTCAAATATAGTGATTATGGAATTGATACAAGTTAACTCGTTTTCTGTCCTGGCTTTTTCCCTAATTTCATAGAGTATTTTAACTGTAGTATTTGTTGAAACGATTCCACCGAACAAGTCTTCTTGCGATGGCAATATATTGTGTTCTTCTATGATATCTTTCTCATGGGAAGTCATAGAACCTGGGTCATCTAAACTAATATTTTTTTTAATTTTCTGAGATTTTTGCTTGGTTTTAATGATTAACCAATTTTTAGCCACAACATTGAAATAAGAAAAAGCATTTGTTCCTCGACCGGCATCAAACTTACTGATAGTCTCAAAAAGAAAATTAACGCAATCGTTCTTTAAATCGTCATAAGAATCGTGTAGGCCGACGAACTTGTGGATATTGATGAGATTTTCGACAAGCTTTTCAAAGGCAGGCATTATCTCCTTGACGTACAGGCTATCTTTTTCTTTTTTTGTAATCGAGTTCTGGAAAGCAACGATGGCCGTCTGGGTATCTGCATTGAAGTAAAGCTTGACTGGATCTATCTTCTTCTGCTTCGCTTCTTTCGCTGGCTTGTTTTCTATCTCTTCTTTTGGCATCGTCTGATTTTCCATGTTATGTGTTTTCTTCTTTTTGCTCCTCGATCGATTCTACGATCTTGTTTGCGACTAGTAAGATGGCGTCCTTAGAACCTTTAATGTCTTGCACTAGTTCCCGAGTTGTTGGGTCGTCTGCCAACAGCTCCAATTTAGACTTTTTGTCGATACTGACGTAATAGCGATCAAGAATTTCCAAAGATTCTTCGACCTGTTCCATGACATCCTCTAGACGTTCAATTAGTTCCAAATTTTTTTTGATACTGAGGAACAAACCGATTCCTAGTGTTGCTGACAATAGGCCTAAAAAATAAATCATACTACGTCTTTTGTGGCCTCATCATAATTTTTGCAAATTTCTTTATGATTATACTTCAATTTTACGACAGTAGACAGCTCTGTCGCCCAACCTTGCGGTACGCTAGGGCTTGTTCGGAATTTGGAGACCTTCTTCTTAAAATCTTCTTCTATGACTTCTGCCCATTTGGCCTGCTGTATGAATATCTTGTTGTCGACTCTGGATGGATGTATTTGCTTCAAGTTATAAGCGACAGGGATATACCTTCCGTGGTTCAAGAAGTCGATATGCCCAGACCATTCCGTGGCAATGACTGGTAGGCCACTGGCGGCCGCTTCTAAAATAGGAAGACCGTATCCTTCTCCTCGAGTCAAAGACACAAGAGCCTTTATCTGAGAGTGTTTATAGAGAGCAGCGACGTCAAAGTTGGACATCTCTCCATGTAGCAGGTGAATCCTTGGAAACTGTCCACGGCGACATTCTTTGAGCAGCGTTTCAACCAGCTGTTGAGTTCGACGCTTGTCGATGTGCGTGTTTCTGCCGAGATTGGTCTTTAGCACGATACCGACGTTGTGATCATCTTTGAAAACTTCGCATAGCCACTTGATGGTAAAGAAGATATTCTTTCTGTCGTTCATCGGGTTGTCTCCTGTTATTTGTCCAAATATCAGGAAGTTAAAGTCGGTAGAAAACTTTGGAAGTCCGTCGATAGGTAGCGAATCCGACAATATTTCATCGCAAAAAGATTCAGGTACGACGACCGAAGGAACTTTGAGCTCTCCACTTTTCTTGATGCAATCGAGTGAATGTTTGGAAGGTACGATGACCATGTCCATCTTGTTACAGGCTTGAACCCATTCCGGGTTGCAGACGTCTGTCTCTACGCCAGCCGTCAGACCGACGTTATATTTGGCGATATTTTTATCCCATTCGTTAGGGAGTTGTAGCTGAAAAGACGCGTCAAACCTTTGGTCGGCGGGTACCTCAAGGTCTACAGTGTTTTGCATTATTTTTTCTATTAAACCATTGTCATATTTTTGATCTAATATCCAGGGGGTATCTCCCCATGGCAGCGCCTGGAATTTAACTTCGGTCTCTGGTTTAGAGAGCAGCCACTTGGCGACTTGACGACAGTGGACGCCATAACCAGATTGTGTAAGAACGGGCCCTCTTAAAACGACTCTTTTCATCTTCAAATCTCCGTATGGGTCCAGTTTTTTCTGTTTGGGTCTTGCCAGGATTCAATTGTAGCCATCAACGTCTCGTCCCACTTTTTGATGACGTCGTCAATGTTGTAATCTTTGTGAGAGTGAGCTAGAGCTTTTTTCCCTAGTTCTTCTCGAGCTTCTGGCCCCATTTCGTACATCTTCATAAAGCACTTTGCCAGTGTCTCGTGGGAGACAAAATCTTCGTAGATATAAGGGACCATCTGGTTTCCCACAAGAGATCGCACCTCTGGGTCTAGACCTATGCCGTATTGTTCTCCTGTTTCGTGGTCCTCCACTTGTCGAGTCAATCCGCCTGTTTTCAGAGCGATAATGGGCTTGCCGCACATCATGGCTTCTAGGGTTCCTAGCCCAAATCCTTCGTTACAGCTCCTGTTGACGACAGTGTCGAAGGTGTTGTATAGAGCACACATTTCTTGGAAGCCTATCCTATTCTTCGAAAAGAAGACGCTATCCTTGACGCCCAGGGTATCGATTACGTGGTGGAGATTTGGACCTTCCGGATCTAGGGGCTCTGTGTGCATCACGAGTGTAGCCTTCTTGTGGCCATGCTTTGATTCTAACTCCTGCATAAAGATTTGCCAAGATT